AAACAAAAAGAGTTGTGGCAATCTATGGGAGCTTCTATTGACTTTACTGATGAAGAGTTAGTAATGGCGGCACTATTCCATGACTTAGGTAAAATAGGTGACGGTGAGGTAGACTGCTATGTTCCTCAAACTGATAAATGGAGACAGGATAAATTACATGAGATGTATACTCCTAATCCTGAAATCGCATTCATGCTTATACCTGACCGTTCTCTTTTTATCTTACAGAAGTTTGGTATTAAGTTATCTCATAATGAGTATTTAGGTATCAGACTTCATGACGGAGTATTTGATAAAGCTAATGAAGCTTACTTCTTTAGTCATAATCCAGACTCTCGAATGAGAACTAATATCGTAAATATCTTACATTCAGCAGACTTTATGGCCTCCAAGGTAGAGTATGACTTATGGAAGAACAAAGGAGGTAATACAGAACCTAAGGTACAAAAAACAAAAGCTACTTCCGGACGTCCAGTTAATAGTTCAGAAGGATTAGCAGGTTTAATTAAAAATTTATAATATGACAATAGCAGTAGTTATTTTATCGTTGCTTTTCGCAACATCAGTATATGCGATTTACAATTTAATGCAAAAAGTTGAGAAGTATGAAGATGTCGTACAAGATCAAGTTTTTTACTTAAATAATATTTCGTATATTATAACTGAATCAAAAAGGCACCTCGAGACGCTAGATGAAAGTGGGCACTTCCAAGCAGACGATGAGCTCGGTCAATTCTTTTCACAAATGAAACAAATACAAGAAGAGCTAAACCGATACATGCTCCCAGAAAATTATGGCAAGGAAAAAAACTAGCGGAAATTACTTCACAAAAGAGACAGAAGACTATATAGTACTTTATAATAATTCGACAGACCATGTCTTACGTGGCCGTATCTTTACCGATCACATCTACTTACCCTTTTATAAGTTAGCAGAAAACATTATTCATACGTTTAAGTTTTACTATACAGATGTAGAACACATTGAAGATCTCAAACATGAGATCGTTTCTGTTTTATTAGAAGAGAAGATTATGAAATTTGACCCTACTAATGGAGCAAAAGCATATTCTTACTTTGGAACAATCGTTAAAAGGTGGTTAATCAACTACAACAATAAAAACTATAAGAAGCTAAAACAGATTGGATCGTTTAGCGATGTAGAGGAGAGTTACGAAGAGGAGGTAGAGATACATAATCCTAATCGAAAAACTTTAAGTTTGTTTATTGACGAGTGGGTAGAGGATATGTATTCTAAGATAGATGAGTTCTTCCCTAAAGATCAAGAAGCTAAAATTGCAGATGCAGTATTAACTATCTTTAAGACTAGAACAGATCTAGATATATTCAAAAAGAAAGCTCTATATATCTACATTAGAGAGATGACTGACTGTGAAACACCTCACCTAACAAAGGTAATCTCTAAACTAAAATCAGAGTTCTACACTAAGTATACCGAATACTACGAAGAAGGTCTTCTATTCAATACTTCCAACTAACCTATTTATTAGTAAAAACAGTATGAGTTTAGATAAAAAGATTTTTGGAGAAACATCTCTATCTGATTTATTTCAGGAGATACATACTAACTCGAAATCTACCCGTGCACAAGTTACTGCTCTTATAGGTGAATTAAAACCTCTTATCGAGAACATAGGTGATGCTACTCTAGTAGTACCTATGATTAAAGAATATATGGAGATTGGAGTTAAGAATGATGAAGCTTTAATTAAATTAGCTACTATTATTCAGAGAATAGAAGCAGGACAGTCTAAAGGAGAAGAGTTTGACATATCAGACTTAGCTGACTTACTACAAGAAGCTGAAGCTGTAAATAAAGAAGTAGAAGAAAAACAACAATCAGATAATGCCAACATCTAGTACATCCCATGGTGCTTCAGTAGGAGCCGGAGGCGGTGGTGGAGCAGGCTCTAAAGGTACCTTCTACGGAAGAGTACTTGATATAATTTTGGATAGAAAACATCCAAAGTATTATGAAATGGGCGAAGCTTTGTCACTAAACGGAGTCTTCTACGCAGGTATCAAAGGTGATGCTGATATAGATCAAGATGAAAGTGGTGAACCAGCCTTCGCATATCAAGGTAATGCACGAGTAAAGCATATACCTCTTATTGGAGAGATGGTTGTTATCGAGAATAGACCTGCTGCTACAAATGAAAAAACCGCAGGAGGTAGTAGAAAGGTTTGGATAGATGTGGTAAATGTTTGGAATAACCCAGAACATAACGCCAGCCCTAATACAAAGAACCCAAACTGGAGAAAGACTTTATTTGGAAAGGGCTTTAAAGAAAGTGGTAGAATAAATCCACTACAAGGATTCCCAGGAGATTTTTCTATAGAAGGACGTCAAGGACAGTCTATTAGATTTACTGGAGTTCAACATATAAACAATCCTTTAGTAACTAAACAAAATAACGGACAGCCGTTAATTTTAATTGCTAACGGACAAGTAGCTACTAAAAATGGGTTTGATCCTATTATAGAAGATATTAACAAGGATTTAGGATCTATATATCTTACAGGAGATCACTACGTACCTTTAGTGCAAGCTAACAAAAAAAGAGATTCCTATAACAAAATACCAGCAGAAGCAAATGCTTATAACAAAACACAGGTAGTTATAACAGGAGGCCGTTTATTTTTAAATGCAAGAGAAGAATCTATACTACTATCTGCTGTAGAATCAGTTGGATTAAATGCAAAGTCAGTTAACTTAGATGCTGATGATTATATTTGTCTAGATTCTAAGAAAATATATCTAGGAGTTAAAGCAAGAACGGCAGTCGAGTACAGTAGACAGCCTGTATTGTTAGGAAAGAACACAGTAGATCTTCTTCAAGATTTCATTAAAGCAGTGGAATCATTTGCTCAATTCCTAGTATCCCCGGGTGGATTACAGCCAGTACCTGCAACAGCAGTTGCTCAACTTAAGAAAGAAGGAGGAATCTTATTCAGTAGAATAACTCCACTTAAAGCTCGATTAAGTGAATTAAAATCTAAAAAAGTATTTACAGAGTAATATGGCATATGTAACTATTGACGAATCAAAAGTCACCGCCTTTATTGGAAGCCAAATTGGGAGTATTCAACAAACTCTTGTAGATAAAGTACAGACTAAAATCGAATCTACTGTAACTACCTTTGTAAAGGCAAATTCTTGCCCAACACAGGCAACGTTAAACAGTATAAAGAACACTAAGAAAACTTTAAGTGATTTAACTACAAAGTATAAGAAGGTAATAGAAACTTATAAAGCAATACCTAATAAGTTAAGACCTCCTATTAATACTCTAAATACTTTATTAAAGGTTTTATTAGCACTTCCAATACCAACCTCAGTACCTCCAGGTATAGGTATCCCATTAGCGCTTACAAATAAGTATGCAGATTTAGTACATAAGATACGAGAACTAGTAGCACAGACGAAAGAGACTATTGACGGTATAGATGCTCTAGTAGATACTAAATTTTTTGATACTTTAATTGAAGATATTGATAGTAAACTTTCATTATTAGATGGTCCTATAATGATGTGTACTATTGAAAATGAATTAAAAGAAAGTCTAACAGATAATGAGTTAAAAGACTTAGGACTGCTTAACGATGAAGGAGAGTTCTTAATATCTAGATTGGTGCCTTCTTTAGTTAAACAGGATTTAGTAACTCCAACTCCTTATGCAGATGCAGTAGATGATGGAGAAAAGTATGGACAGGATTGTTATAGAGGTTTATACGAACCCGGAACAATCTATATACACACAGATGAAAGACGAGATGTAGTAAAAGCAAAAGATGCTAACAAGTATATTGTAAATAATAGAGCTAAGAATGGATTAGATACATGGTTAGATCCACTTTCTGGACAGGATTGGCTTTTATACGAAATTAATACTAAAAAACAATTAGAAGATCTTTTAAATAGATTATCAAATACTAGTCTTATAGATAGAAGTTTGTTAGATCAAATTCTAAATAATCTGAAAGCTTTTAAAATAGATACTCAAGCTGCTGCAACAGGTAGATATGTAGCTGCTAATGGAGCAATCTATGTTATAGAGGTAATCGATGATACAACTTCTCCTAAAATAGCACAACGTCGATTTGCAGTAGCAAGAGATGCTTCAGGGATTATTGTAATGAAAGGGCAACCTTCATTTGCAAGCGATGCAAATATACTTATTCAGGAAATTAAATATAGACTAGACCAACTAAAATAAATAACTTTAATAAATTAACTATTTATAATTATGAAACTAGAAGAACTCAGGAAAGTAATTAGAGAAGAGGTAAGAAATGCCTTTAGAGAAGAGCTTCGCGATGTATTAGTCGAAGCTGTTTCTATTGCGTCTGCACCTAATTCTTCTGTAACTACAGAGAACAGACAGTCAAGTTTTGCTGCACCAAACACTTTAGAATCTATTCAACCGACATTTAAACCGGTCCCTAAAGCATTTAAACCATCAGGAAATCCTATAGAAGATATGTTACAAATGACAGCAGCTTCTATGACAAGAGATGATGCAAAAGCGATAATGGGGGAAGGAGTAAGTGCCCCTAATCTAGCATCTTCAATGGCTAATCAATTAGGAATGACAGGTGCACAACCTGGCTTAGATCTAAGTCAACTACCTTTCGTTAATAAAGCGAAACAGTTACTAGAAGCAGCAAATCAGAAAGATAAACAAAGACAAGGATTAGCATAGTATGGCATTCGAAGCAAAAAAGATTAACCCGTTAGATAGACAACCGCGTAAAGCTGTAGGTATTAGTATACCTTTCTCTGCAGGTAGTGTTTTTACTTCGACATACCAAACTAAAGATGCAATTAAAGTAAACTTAATCAACTACTTCTTAACAGGAAGAGGTGAGCGTTATATGAACCCTAATTTCGGGAGCGGATTACCTTCACAGTTGTTTGAACAGATAACAGATGACGGTTTACTTAATTTAACATTAGTAATTAGACAAGAGTTGAGAGACTACTTCCCAAAAGTAGTTGTAAATGATTTAAGTCTAGAAGCTATTCCTGACGATAACATAATAACTTTTTATTTAAAATACTCAATCATAGATACTAATATCGAAGATGAAGTAGTAATTAATATTGAACAGTAATGGCCCAAGAAAGAGACATAAGATACATTAACAGGGATTTTGATAATTTTAGAACTCAATTAATGGAGTTTGCTAAAAATTACTTCCCTGATACCTACAATGACTTTAATGCAACATCTCCAGGTATGATGTTTATCGAGATGGCATCGTATGTAGGAGATGTACTTTCTTTTTATCAAGATAGCCAATTACAGGAAACATTCTTACAGCATGCTAAGGATCCTGCTAACCTATATAACTTAGCTTATATGATGGGTTACAGACCGAAATCAACTTGTGCATCAGAAGCCGAAATAGAAGTATCTCAAGTAGTAACAGCAGTAGCTCCTTACTACGGACCAAATTGGAATCAAGCTTTAATTATACAACCAAATACTAGATTAAGAGCAACAACTCAAGATAACTCTAAATTTATTATAGATAAAAAGGTTGATTTTACTTATTCTAGTTCTCTTGATCCAACTGATATCAGAATTGAATCAGTAGCAGGAGGTTATCCAGCAGAATTTAGACTTACTAAAAAAGTAAAAGCAATATCAGGAGAGTTAAAAGACTTTACATATACAATTGATTCTGCAGAAAAGTTTTTAACTTTAACAATCGAAGATACAAATATCATCGGTATATTAGATATAACGGATAGTGATGGTAATAATTGGCACGAAGTTCCATTCTTAGGACAGGATACAATTTTTGAACCAACATCAAACACAGCAGCCGATAAAAACTCAGTTCCAAACTTACTTAAGTTAAAGAAAGTACCTAGAAGATTTGTAACAAGATTAACATCTAAAGGATTCTTACAGATACAATTCGGCGCAGGTATAAATGCATCAGATGATGAAACCTTCTTACCAGATCCTACTAATGTAGGTTTAGGTCTAAATCAAGGTGTAAGTCGTTTGGATTATGCTTACGATCCTTCTAACTTCTTATTTACAAAGTCTTATGGATTAGCTCCATCTAATACAACATTAACAGTTCGTTATTTAGTAGGAGGAGGTGTAGCTTCAAACTCACCAGCTAATTCAATAACAATTCCAGAACAAGTAACTGTAAGTGCTACAGATCAATCTAGAGCTAATACACTTACTTTTAACAACCCACTACCTGCTATTGGAGGTAGAGATGGAGATACAGTTGAAGAGCTAAGACAGAATAGTTTAAGAGCTTATGCAGAACAAGGACGTGCAGTAACTTTACAGGATTATGCAATACGAGCATTATCTATACCGCCAATGTACGGATCTATTTCAAAGGTATATGTTACTCAGGATCAAAGTACAAACGGTAATATAGTAGGAGGAGCATTTGATTCGAATCCATTAGCATTATCTTTATATGTACTTGCTTATGATAACGAAAAACACTTAATAAAAGCTCCAGACAGTTTAAAAGAGAATTTAAAAACATATCTATCTCAGTATATGTTACTTACTGACTCTGTAAATATTAAAGATGCTTTTGTTGTAAACTTAGGTATGAAGTATGAAATTATAACACTACCTAACTTTGCTTCAAGAGATGTATTAATGGCGTGTAATAAAGCCTTGATAGATCACTTTAACGTAGCAAAATGGACAATTAACCAACCAGTAAATATATCAAGCATCTACACTTTACTCGATAAAGTAAAAGGCGTACAGACAGTAGAAAGAATTACTTTTGAAAATAAAGTAGGTGGAGTTTATTCAGAATATGCATACGATGTAAAGGGTGCAACAAGAGGTAATATTCTCTACCCGTCTTACGATCCATGTATGTTTGAAATTAAATACCCTGAAGTAGATATTCAAGGACGCGTAACAACATTATAAAATGGCAATATATAGAATTTTTCCTGAAAAAGATACTTTCCTTCACACAGAAGCAGTAACAGGTAACGCCGGTCTAGATGAAATTTTAGAATTAGGAGGATACCCGGTATCAGATATTGGGCAAACTTCAAGAATATTAATACAGTTTGACTCTACAGAAATAAACAATGTAGTAACAAATGTAATAGGATCTAATAGCTATAGTGCAAGTATACATTTAAGTTTAGCTTCTGCATATGAATTACCATACGGCTATACTATTAATGCATATCCAGTTTATGACAGCTGGGTAGGAGGTGTAGGAAAGTTTGCAGATAGCCCGGTAGATAAATCTGGAGCTAGTTGGGTATATAGGGATGCAAGTCAAGTTAATAGATGGACTTTAGCAGCTAATACGAACAGTCTACCAGCTAATGTTACCGGATCTTACAACAGCCGTTATTCCGGAGGCGGAGGAAGCTGGTATACAGGATCTGCTGGAATTAATTTAGAAAGCACTCAGTCCCATAATCTAAAATCAAATCACGATGTTGATATAGATGTGACAAGAGCTGCTAAGCTACACAAAGCAAATACAATCGTTAATAACGGTTTCTTATTGAAACTAAGCGATGATCTAGAATTTAATACTACATCCTCTATAAGACTTAAATACTTTAGTAGTAACACTAATACAATATACCCTCCGTATCTAGAATATAAGTGGGATGACAGTTCTTACTCTAGTACATTAACTACCCTATCTACAAGTAACGCAACAATTAAGATAAAGAATAACAAAGGGCTGTATGTAGATGAAGGAAAGCAGAGATTAAGAATTCATGCAAGACCTAAATACCCTACTAGAACTTTTACAACTAGTTCAGTTTACCTAACTAATTATAAACTTCCAGCTACATCTTACTGGGGATTAAGAGACGAATATACAGAAGAGATGGTAGTTGACTTTGATACGAAGTTTACGAAGATTAGCGCAGATAATAACGGAAGTTATTTCGATATACACATGGATGGGTTGCAACCAGAGAGATATTATCGTATATTGGTTAAATCAGTATTAGATGGTAGCACTACTGTAATAGATGACAATAACACTTTTAAAGTAGTACGTAATGGCTGAGAATAGGGTAGCAATTAAAAGAACAGTATGGAATAGAGAGCAGTTAAATAGGACTGTTGATAGAGAGTTTAAAACCTTTACTCAACCAGCTCCTGTAGAAGCTCCATTTACTGTTGAAGATTTTTTTGCTAAATACGAAGAACTTTTTTATGAAATTCCGATAAACGGAGTAGAAGGTACTCACGAGTATCTAGTAAAAAGAAGTACTGAGTTATACAAACTATCTGATAATACAGATGCAATTCTTCCATTATTAGAAGAGATAACAAACCTAAGAGCCCAAATATTAAATAACGAAATAGAGATAACCGCTCTTCAAGAACAAGTAGCTAAGAAAAATGTCAATAACTAAATATATAGTATCCAGAGCGTTTCCTGATCAACTTGCGGTTTACACTAAAAACTTAAACGCAAAAGATGAGACGTTAGTTGATAGTTTCTTTTTAAACAGTAACTTCGACCCCACTCAACATAATATTGAGTTACATATCTTTGCATTAAACCAGGTAAGATTATTCTCTGAACATGACTACTTAGCGGGATTACAAAACATTTCGTATACCCAACGTCAAGTTGGAAAGATAACTGAGTTAGAGATTAATCCTGAAAAAGATGCAGCTCAACTTGGATACAACTACGGACAGTTAAGCGTACTTTATAACTTTGTAAACAACCTCTACACAGAAAATACTATCCATTTTGATGGACAGTTTTACATTGAAAGTATATCTCCAGACCGAAAAGAGATTCTAGCTTTAAGTAATGATATAACACAAGCTAACGTAGTTAACTATACTAGGTTAATTAGAGAAAAGTTAGCTACATTATCTTATTTTCAAGAATTTAGATTAAACTTTAAGGATAATAGATTACCGATAGGTATTAATATTGACGTAGTAGATTATAGAGGAGAGAAAGCTCTTGCTATCAGACTATACGAACCACTACCTGCTGAGTTTGAAATTAAAGATAAATTCTCAGTTGTAGAGTTAGTTTCTGATTCTATTTTATTTGAAATAGATACTGAAATAGTACCTGAAGAAGTTATTCAACCACGTCTAAAAGGACCTAATTTTGATATAGAATTAGCAGAAGAGAATAATAACCCAACAGGGTATTTCAACTACAATCAATTATTTAGCTACCCAGTAACAAGTTCTTATTATGAACTTTACTCTTTATTCAATAAAGATAGCGCTCAGATTAGTATCAATCACGCAGATTATGGAGACTTTATAAATTTTTCATCTGCTGAAGAACGTTTACGTAACTTTAAGTATAAGATAGATTTAATAACTGGGTACGAATCTGCAATAGATAATATAAACTCTACTAACTATAGTAGATATGGAATTACAGGTAGTCTAGATTACTACCAGAACTTAATAAAAGGAGTTGTTAATAACTTTGATCACTACGATAGATTCTTATTTTACGAAAGCGGCTCACATAGCTGGCCTAAGTTTAACAAGACTCGTCCGTATGAAAATCAACCAAGTACAACTTCTGAATCAACAGCATGGTTTAACCAGCAGATTGAAAGTGCTTCTAATTTTGATACATCTAATTTTAATGCATTAACTAATACTCTTCCAATTTACTTAAGGGAAGATACTAGTAACAACCCTGCATTACTATTTGTCAATATGCTTGCTCAGCATTTTGATAATATATGGATTTATCAAAAAGCAACATCAGATAAGTACGATGCAGATAATAGATTAAACTTCGGTATATCTAAAGATTTAGTTAGAAGTACATTAGAGAATTTTGGGGTAAAGTTATATAACAGTAACTTTAACTTAGAATCTATCTTCGGATCTTTTATAGGAGAATCTTATATATCAGGTAGCGAACAGATTAACCAGTACAAGGTAATTACTTCTGGTTCAACTAATGCCTACTTACAACCAATGCCTATAGACAACTATCAGAAAGAAGTCTATAAAAGAATATACCACAACTTACCTTTGTTAACAAAAACAAAAGGAACTGAAAGAGGTTTACGAGCATTAATTAACTCTTTTGGTATACCGTCTCAAATATTAGAGATAGGTATAGCCGGAGGTCAGAAAATAGGACCAGGATTTTTTGGTCCAAATGATTTACATTACAGCTCTTCTTTAAAAATCAGAACAGATAATAATGGAGATATAATTTCAGGAAGTACACTTTCTAGTTATACCTCTATTGTACGAAGAGATTTTCTTTATAGCGATGATCAGAACTATATTGAAGTAGGATTTTCTCCTACCAAATACATCGACGAGTATATTAAGAGTGTATCAGCAGCTAATTTTAACTTAGATGATTATATAGGTGATCCAAGAGATGCTTATTCACATAACTACCCTGCTCTAGTTGCACATGAGAAGAATTTACTTGCTAATATGTCTCGTTACGACTTAAGAGATTTTATTAGACTTATTAGATTTTTTGATAACTCTTTATTTAGAATTATTAAGGAATTTATACCAGGTAGGTCTACTGCAATAACAGGTGTTATAATAAAACCATCTGTACTGAATAGAAGTAAAGCTAAACAGGTACAAGTAGATGCTGGATTTTTAGATTACTCTGGATCAATAGATACAGCTTTTTCTGAAGGTTCACATGGAGGTTCTTATTCTCAAATGGTGGAAAGAAGCACTGCTTACTCTGAGAGAATAGTAGTACCTTCCGGATCTGCTATGACTTTTAGACATAACTACGAAGAACCTAAATTTAACGGAGAACTAAGCGGTAGTAGAATTAGAATTACAAACGGAGAATTAAACAGTAGAAACTTAATTAAGAAAGTATCTCAACCGGAATTAGCATTTAAGATTACATTCTTTAACCAATCTAACCAGATTCCAAGAGACTGTACAATTCAATTTACTGCTGTTAGGTACATACTATATACACCAACTCCTACTAGCACAAGTACTGCTACACCGACGATAACTCCTACAATAACACCAACTAGTACTGCAACACCAACTGGAACGTATACACCTGGACCAACTCCTACACCAACATATACACCAAGTACAACACCAACAGCAACAGCGACTCCTACAATAACTCCTACAACTACTATAACACCAACAATAACTCCTACACCAACAATAACTCCTACACCGACGGCAACTCCTACACCAACAGCAACTCCTACAACTACCATAACACCGACGGCAACACCGACGTCTACTCCAATTGTAGCGACTGGTTATGCAGGTACAAGACCATGTAGCGGTGGTACTCTAGATGACTTTATTGAAGCTAGCGTATCATTAACAGCTCCAGTAACAGTAGATACAATCTTTAGTGTTAATGTAAACTACTACCAAGGAAACGGTAGTTGCTTCTCATCTTCATCTGGAACGATAAACGTAACTGTACTTGCAGGATCAACTAGCGGTATAGAAGATCCTTGTATAGGAAGCGGTATCTATTTAGGCTCAAGCGGCGGACAAGTTTGCTCTGCTCAGATAACAGGACATGATAACATTGTAGATAATATATCATTTTAAATAAAAAGAAGTGACTGAATTAGAATTTATACAAATTAATCCAAACTTAGAAGGAACAGATAATATAAATGTGTTCTACAGTAGCAGTGTTTTCTTAGAGTATGGAACTTCTAACGCTGCACTAACTAGAGGTCAAGTTAAGTTTACAGGAATGACTATACCTTTTAGGTATGTTAACGGAAATGTTAATTTAGAGCAGAGTATATTACAAGCATCGACAGTTACAATAAAGTATACTTCAGCTGCAGACTTAACAGGAGAAAACCACATTTCATTAACAATTGCAGAGAGAGTAAGAAAGTCTGATTATTTCTACATTAGATTTATACCAGGAGTTTTAACAAATACTAACTTTCCAGGAAACCAGATACAATTAGGTAATCAATCACAGTTTATAAATAACACAATTGATACACAATACTGGTATACAAAATATATTCAAAACCCTTCGGAAATTATATTTAACCCTTATATATCAGAAAAGTTTCAAAATAGCGAAGATAATCCTATATTAAGTAATGCAACTGTATTAAGGAAAGCCACATTTGTACAGCAAGTAGATAGAAATGAAGACCCAATTGTACCTACTAACTTAGCACAAATTTTATTAAATAGAGCATCACCTGCTGAAATACAAAACAGTAACTATACAACTGCAGGTATTGTAAATGCAAGATATAATGGATCTAAATTAACATCAGGAAGCGTACCAGGAAACGATCCTGCTTTAGGTTTAGTTAATTTTAGAGCAAGTATACATCCTTCTGGTTCTCTATTTACAAAAATTAAAGGTATTGCTCTTTCAGATAGAACTGTACAGAAAGTTTACTTTAGCCCTCAGTTATCAAGACCGATTGCTGGAGGTAAAAACAGAGTATTCTCAGGTAATAGATCCTTCCCAGCTTTAGTAGATTTACTATATATTGAAGAAGGAAATAGATTTGTACGTATTACAAACAGTGATATTTACTCTATAGATGAAGATAAAATGCACACAACTAACGTAATTGGGAGTGTTATTAGAACACAAAGTTAACTATTATTGTAGAAACCGATATTTATATTATATAATTTAAACACAAATGGGATATTTAGACAACGCAATCGTAACAGTGGATGCGATTTTAACAAAGAAAGGAAGAGAGCTCCTAGCAAGAGGGGACGGATCTTTCAAGATTTCACAATTTGCTCTTGCTGACGATGAGATTGATTATACTCTATATAATCCTCAACATCCTTCAGGATCTGTATACTATGGAGAAGCTATCGAAAACATGCCGTTATTAGAAGCCTTCCCTGATGAAAATCAGATTATGAAGTATAAGTTAACAACCTTACCTAGAGGTACTTCAAAATTACCAGTTCTAGATTTAGGTTTCTCATCTATTAGATTGAAACAAGGAGCCTCTCTTGCAATCACTCCACAGACTTTAAACTACTTAGGTGCAACAACTACTTACGAAGCTGGTGGCTATACAGCTACTATTGCTGACGTTAGAGTTCTAAACTCTTTCAGCGGCGTTGGTATCAACTCAGAAGAAGCAGTTAAATTGAATAGTTCAACTACAATTGGTACAAACGTATCTAAAACAGTAATCGGAACTTCAATCAATATTACCGCTACTACAGTAAATACTTTATTCGGAAGCAGAACAACATTACAGACCACAGTTACAGTTATCGGCCGTGACTCGGGAGCAAGATTAACAATTCCAGTAACCATTACAAAAACTAACTAATTATGTCATTTAAAAGATTCGATACAGAAGATATAGTAGTGAGTGCTGAATCAGTAACAGCCCCTTTATGGTCTAATAACGTAATCAACTTAACTGCTTTTTATACGAGTTCTACTCAAATATCTAGTACATCAGGGGACTACTACTATAACGTATACCAGACAAGCTCTACTAATACATCAGCAGCTATTCAATTTTCTCTAGCATACGCTGATAAAAAAGGAAGCGGCTCATTATATTACAATTCAAGCGTACCAGGAAAATCTCCTTCTTCTACAATATACGGACAGTATAGAAACCTAGTATTAGGTGATGAAGAACAAGACTTTACTTTTGGTGGGGAAACAGCAGAACACTTCTATGTAATATCAGTAGATAGAGCTCGATATAAAGAAAAATTACTACCAGGTACATTGTCCCTACATTTAAGCTCAAGTATGGGTAAGCTACAGTTAACAGATAACAGTAGAGTTGTAGCGACAACTACATATACAGACTCAGGTCGTGTATTTGAATTAGTTTCTGGATCAGGTGGATCCCTTCATACAGGCTTCAGCGCAGACGGATATTCAGTATCAGGTTCTTACGGTAAATTCTTACCAGATGTAGGTATCATATTACTAAATGGAAAAGCCTTAGACTTACCAAAACGCCCAGGCGGAGGTATCTCTTTAGGTAGTAATAGATCTAAAAATCAAAATGGATTAAATATGAATAGACTTTTCCTTGCATTAAGCAAAGGAAAGTTTTTCCGATTAAATTCAGAAGAAACAATTTCATCTAACTTTATATTCGTAAGAGCAAGAAACTCAGAATTTAACTATTCGACTAACCCGTCTTTATTATCTGGTTCAGGTGAAATTCGTCATAACGTAATGATCAATACACCTCAGTCATATATTACAGCTGTTGGTCTCTATAACGATAATAATGATCTTTTAGCAGTAGCTAAATTATCTAGACCGTTATTAAAAGATTTTACAAAAGAATCTTTAGTGAGAATCAAGCTTGATTATTAATGAATGAGCACATACAAAAAACTAAACAGGCAGGATGTATATGTAACAGTATACGACGCTCGTAAGCAATGGCATACAAGCGGTAGCTTGCTTCATGGTTTTAAAGCTACAAACGAATACTCTATAGATAAACTGATAGGAGTTTCTGGTTCAACAGAATATTATCTGAACAACCAAGACTTCTATCAGTATAACACTTCTTCAATAAACCTAGTACAGGATAGACATAAACAAATTGTCTACAAGAGCATACACAACCTGTATTACAGCGGTAAAGTTCCAAATAGCACATTTACTGGCTCTTTTGATAACTACCTCGAAACTACACTTAATGTAAGTGAGTCTAGAAAAATAGAAGGAGTTCAGGAATTAGGAGTATTTTCTATTCCTAGAGATGTAGTCGGGACTCATATAGATCCTTTTTCTTTTGTACTCAAACCTAATGGTGCAAGAGATAACTACGTAGATGATGGCTTTGTAACCGATTCAGAAGGTAACAACGACTTTATACAAACTTGGGAAACATTATTTCGTTCTGTACGTAAAATTGCCTGCGACTACATTCTACAAGAAGGTACATACGTAGAAGAGACATTAGCTGCAGGAGGAGAGTATATTGATTCTCCAGATGGACAACACAGAGTTGAAATAGTAGATGACGGAGATGGAAGATTGATTATGTCCGGCTCAGGATCTGAACCATGTGCACCAGTTAGGATAGTTGGGGATATTATATACAGCCACGGCCAAATAATATTAACTGATCCAGAAGTTGTAGACATGTATAATAGTTTTTATCTTAGTCCAAACTTATACTGGAAATCGAATCAACCTATTTATACGTATAATGTATACTGTAAAGTAAAAGATTCAGAAATGAACTTTACATATAATCCAAGTGCATTAACAGGTTCACATGGAGATGTAAGCCCGAATGTAACAGGAAGTGTATTTAGTCCATACGCTACAACATTAGGATTATATAACGACGCAAACGAATTGATTGCAGTAGGAAAATTAGGACAACCGGTACGAAAGTCACTTTATAATGATATGACTTTTGTGATTAAAATAGATATGTAAATTATAAAATAAAATGGCTATAACACTTAGAGCAAATAAAGGAATCGCGTTAACCTATAAAGAAATGGATACCAATCTTGGGTCTTATTTCTATTCAAGCTCTTTAGCAAAAGAATCATGGCTTGAAAACGGGACTACAACTCGAACTACTGTTAACTTTGCATCTCTATATTACACAGGAAGTTCATTAGTACCAATTAATCAACCTGCTCACTTAATACCATTACACGCTACAGGTAGTAGATCCGTTAATGGATCAGTTCAATACGCTAGTCAAAGCTTACAAGCTGGTGCACCGGATTTTTTATATAACCCTCGAAACGGTTATGTGGGTATCGGTAAAACAGCTATTGGTAAAATTAACGCACCATTTGACGTTAATGGAAACGCAATTATAACAGGATCGTTAGTAGTTACTGGAAATGTAACAGCACAAGAATTTCATACAGAGTATATCTCTGCTTCTATAGTTTATCAAAGTGGTTCTACAGAATTTGGAGATACCCTAAACGATACTCACATATTTACAGGTAGTGTTAGTATTACAGGAAGTTTAACTTTAGACGGACCTTTCATAGTCAGAGGTGATACTCGATTTGGAAAAAACTGCCAAAGTAATCATGATTTTACTGGAAGTTTACGAGTTAATTCTTCTTGTCTTAGACAGCATTATATCTCTTCCGGAAGCTTTGGTATTAATACTAAAAACCCACAATACGATTTACAAGTAGTAGGTCAAATTCAAGCGTCTAGAAACATATTAGCCTTTTCTGACAAGCGTTTAAAAGATAATGTAACACCTATTGAAAGCAGCTTAGATATAATCAAAGCGATAGGAGGTTACACCTATACACGTAATGACTGGAACGATAAGCCAGGTATTGGAACTATAGCTCAAGAAGTTCAGGAGGTATTGCCGAACGCAGTATATGAAGATGAAGCTGGATACTTAAGTGTGGATTATAACGCTATTACAGCAGTATTAATCTCAGCAGTAAAAGCTCAAGGGAAATTAATTGAAGATTTACAACACAGATTAGAACAATTAGAAAATAAATAAAAATGGCAATAACATTAAGAAGCCGAAAAGGTTCAGCTCTAACACATGTCGAAGTAGATACTAACTTTAGAAGTTTTTACAACTCAGCTTCTATTAACGGAAATACTTTATCTTTATTTACATCTGAAAGTACTAACGCTAGAAAAAACATAAGCCTTAATAACGTAGCTGGTGTTGCATCTAACAATCAGATTATCTTTAGAAGTGGATCGACAGCTAACTTAGGATCTAATAACCTTCAATTTAGACATGCTACTAACTTATTTAAGTTAAACGGTAATGCAGAAATAACAGGCTCTATAATAGTTAAAGGTACTTTAAGAGCCGAGCAAATACATACAACCTTTACATCTTCTTCTGTAATTTACCAAAGTGGATCTACTAAGTTTGGTAACACACCAGATGATAAACACCAGATAACAGGTTCAGTTCAGGTAGCAGGAAATACAGTCTTTAGTGGATCTATTGCAACAAGAGGTGAAGTTAATTTTACAAATCAAAAAGAGAATGGAGTAAATGCTCGCTTCAATCAAGGTTGGACTATTATGGCAGATGTTTCTCGTAGTCATAACTTCCCAAATGACTCTGCTGCTGCACTAGCTGGTGTACCTTTAGGAGGAGTTTATAGAAACGGTAACTTTATTCAGATTAGAATTAGCTAAACATGCCACATACTTATTCAATACTTACAGGCTCATTACGCGTAATTAATGGAGCAGTATCAGCTTCTAGAGGATTTTCAGGATCCTTTTATGGAGATGGAGCTGGCCTAAGAGGAATTACAACTGCATCATATGTAGCTTACAGTAACGTAAAGAATAGACCTACACTAGTTTCAGGATCTTCTCAAATAAACCATAATCAAACTACTAACTACGTAAGTAATCAGCACGTAGATCACAGTACAGTATCGGTGACAGGTATCGGTGGTTTGATAGGGGGAGGTGACTTAACTACCTCTAGAACATTAACATTAAATGTTGCCGATAATCAATTTAAAAATGGAGTTGTGGCTGCATTACCACAAGGTACTGTATCTAGTTCTGCACAATTATCTGGCTTTTCTGGCTCTTATTTTGCTCATGCCATTGGATCAGGTAATACATTATTATCAGTCACACATAGCTTAAACAGTAGATTCCCTACAGTACAAGCCTACGAATATACATCACCAGGAGTATACGATATGGTAATTCCTGCCGGTATTAGAAGTACCGGATTAAATACAATGCAAATAACTTTTTTAGGATCTTTCTCAGGATCAGTTGTTATTCGTACTTAATTTTCTTATCTTAACTCAATTAAAATGGGATTAACTATGCCGTCATGGACTTACAACGGCCGAATTGTCAATGAAATAAGTGACATGCCTGAAGGCACTTTTGGCTTTATTTACGAAGTAACACACAGACCAACTTTACGAAAGTATATCGGAAAAAAGGTCTTACAGTTTGAAAGAACACTACCTCCTCTAAAAGGAGAAAAAAGAAAAAGAAAGGTCACTAAAGAATCTGACTGGAAAGATTACTATGGATCTCACGCTGAGATAAAAGCTTTAATTAAGGAAAAGAAACAGGATGAATTCGAAAAACGAATACTATGTTTTGTTAAGACTAAGAAGCTTTTAACATATTATGAAACTAAATACCTATTTATTAACGAAGTACTAGAGAATCGAAATAATTATATTAACGATAACGTACTTGGTAAATTTTATAGAAAAGATTTTTTAATAGAACAATCAGATGATTAAATTACGCGAAATAGTAGGTCTACCGAGTCTACAATACCACTTAGACAATAACCTATCTCTTCACGAGAATGTATATAGGTATTCCTCAGAAGCATTTATTAAGCTGTTTGCCGAAGCTAGAGAAGCATACAACGAAGGAGATATTGATTTATCAGAAGATGATGCTCAATTAATTACAACAACAGATATAGGAAACTACGGTGATTATAACGGGATGACAGTTCCTTTAGATCTACCAATGGTCTCTCCTAAATATAATCCTCTATTTGAAATTGGCTGTGCTATTGACGAAATGTTAGAAGATATAGCTAAGTTAGATGAGGGTACTGCACCTGAAGAAATGGTAGATTACGAAGCTATTAAAGAAGCAGTTGAATCTATTGGAGCAGTAATGGATATGGAAAAGTTTAGAAAGGGAGTTAAACTTCATGCTCAAGACTTTGACTATAATGGATTTGAAATATTAAAAGGCTCTGTCGAGTATATGTCAGAGACAGAATATAAAGGAAAGAAAGTTCAACTAAACAAACCTAAACGTGGCGGTAGTAAAAAGTTCTACGTATACGTTAAGAATCCTTCAACAGGAAATGTAAAGAAAGTATCATTTGGTGATACAGGACTTTCAGTTAAATTTAAACAACCAGGAGCTAGAGCTTCTTTTGCAGCTCGTCATAAATGTTCAACTAAGAAAGATAGAACAAAAGCAGGCTACTGGTCTTGTAATATTGGCCGATATTGGAAATCACTTGGAGGAAGTTCTAACTTCTCCGGATACTGGTAGTCTATGAAACTCACAGACATTATATTAGAGAGAGAAGAGCAGGTTGATGAAATATCAGCTAAGCAACTCTTTACTGCAGCAGGTATTGGATTAGCAACTTTAGGAACACCTAACGTAGGTAAAGCTCAACAAAAAGAACCTACACCAATCTCTCAAACTACTCAACAGAAAGATACTGCTATGACCGGTTTCGGCATAGGTAAATCTCCTGAATTACGAATAGCTAGAACACAGGCTAGAATGAAAGCTACAGCTGACCTAATGCAGAAGATGAAAATACAGACTCTAAAAGGTGGTATTGAAATCAAAAGTGAAAAGACTTTTCAAACAGCTAACGGCTACGAAGTAGAAATGACCGTTGCAGTATCTCAATAATATGAAACTTACAGATATATTAATAGAAGGAAAAGCATTTGATGAGTTTGCAGAAACTCGAATGAAAGGAGCTGAAAAGATAGCTAATAATGCTAAAGAGAAAGGCGGTCCTTCTATGTTAACTTATCATCACTTTAAAGTAAAACTTCCTTACTACGAAAAAGCTAGTAAAGGTAATTTTGATTTTGAAGCTGCTAAAAAAGAATTCACAGAAACTTTAAAGAAGATATCTCTTGATATGGATCAAACCTCTTTTCAAAGAGAAGTAGGTCGTTTAGAAGTATTAGGAGAGTTGATTATAAAAAATGATTAGTCTTTTTAAACTACTTTTAGAGATAGAAAAAATCGATACAATACCATCAGGAAGATGGGTTGATTTTGATTTGAC